AGCAGATTATATGCCATTTACAGTAAATGGAATAACTAACCCCCCAGGATTAGTTAAAATTGAAGATTCTGAGGGTGTCGAGACACAAATAGAATCATATGATTTAGGTACAATTAGGTTAAAATCTTTAATACCTAAAAAACAAATAGAGGAAGTTAAAGCGGAAGTAGAAGAAACTATAAATAAATTTGAAGCAGTAAAAGCTCAAACACAAGCATTTGTAGATTTACCTTTTGAGTCTAAATTATCTCTTTTATTTGATATTTTTAAAGAACGAATTAAAAGATTTATCCTTAATTATCTAATAAATTTACTTAGTGAATTTGGGGCTAAAACTTTAGCTGAGATTCAAGAAGGGTTAACTCCCACCCCTGAGGCCTGTCCCGATAAGGATAAATTAAAACGTATTATAGAGAAAAGAAATAAAATAGTAACCGAACTTAATAACATATATAGTTTAATTAAAAAAATTGATAAAGCATTAACGTTAGTTAATGGTATTATAATTGCCTTAAAAGTAGGCTTAAGAATAGCAATCGCCCTTCCCACCCCTCCTTTTGCCCCTTCAGGCGCAGTAGCTACAGGGATAGATAAAATACAGGATGCTTTAGTTAAAGCAGGGGTAGGGGTAAGTATCCTCACAGTTAGTGTAGCTGTAATAGGTAATTTATTAGGTACAGTTTTAGATTTATTAAGTAAATTAGATTCTTTAATAGAAACTTGTGCTCCCGAAAGTGGTTTATCTTTTGAAGAAATAAACGATGAGTTAAACCAATTATCTAATTCTACTATTCAAGATTTAGAAAATAGTAATAGTGATGTACCTGTAACTTATAAAGGATTTACATTTGAAATTAAATTTGACGAGTTAAATCAAACTCCTTACCCCAAACGGTTTGCACAAGCTTTAAACATACAAAAAATCCCAGTACTAAAAGGACAACCCTCATTTGCCTCAGACCCTCAAATACTAATCGACGAACTTAAATTTATAATCGACACTCAGAATTTAAGAGCAGATTAATTAAATATTTATAAGAAATGAAACAAGAAGCATTAAAGAAAATAATAAAACAAGCTGTTAAAGAAGCAATACAAGAAGAAATAAAAGACATCCTTCTTGAAGCAGTTCGTGCTCCTAAACAAACCGTAGTTGAAAGTGTTCAACCTAAACAACAAGTAGTTGAAGGACCTTCTATGAGCTCCGCTGAAAAGAGAGCGGCATACCAAAACATATTAGGCGATATGGGTGCAACCTTTAACAGCCAACACGTTGAAAAACCTTTACAATTAAGAGGGGCAATGGATACCACATCAGCAGGATCTAGCCTTCCTGATGGGAATGTTTCAATGGATCAAATAATGAATTTAATGAATAGTAAATAATGGCAACTATAGTCCCTAAAATATTCCCTGCAGATACCCAACCCAGAGTTGCGATAGGAGTATCTGTACCTTTTTCGGGGCCAGCTGTTTTTAATTCAACTTACCAAACTAAAGATCAAATTAAATCTAATTTAATTAATTATTTTCTTACTAATAAAGGTGAAAGATATTTAAATCCTAATTTTGGGGGAAATCTTAGAGCTACACTATTTGAACAAATTTCTGAACAAACTTTAAGTGGTTTAGAAGTTCAAATCCAAGCAGATTTATCAGTATTTTTTCCTATGGTAAGAGTTATAAGTTTACAAGTAAAAGAAATAATTAATGAAAACATTATAAATGTAATATTAGATTATAGTGTTTATAATTCTCCTACTGAGAATATAGAATTGAATTTTAGCGCCTAATGTCTTATACCTTACAAACAACATCAACGCAAACTAACGGGAATAAAATAACTCGTGACATAAAGTATATAAATAAAGACTTTACAGACTTTAGAAATAAACTAATAGAGTTTGCTAAAACCTATTTCCCAACAACCCATACAGACTTCACTCCCTCTTCCCCAGGGATGATGTTTATTGAAATGGCTTCTTATGTGGGTGATGTGTTATCATTTTACCAAGATAACCAAATCCAAGAAAATTTTATACAATATGTAAGGCAACAAAACAACTTATATGATTTAGCTTATATGTTTGGCTATCAACCAAGCGTAACGGGGGTTAGCACTGTAGAAGTTGAATTATACCAAACAGTACCTGCTACGGGTAATAATCCTGATTTTGATTATGCTTTAAATGTACCTGAAAATACGGTCATCAACAGTAATCAAAACAATATTACCCCGTTTTTAATATTAGATAGATGTGATTTTACAGTTTCGTCTTCACAAGATCCCACAGATATTTCAATTTACGAAGTTGATGGGGGTGGAAACCCAACTTATTTCCTATTAAAAAAGACTCGTACAGCCATATCAGCTACCCAAAAAACACAAGACTTTACTTTTTCAACTCCTCAAAGATTTTCAACAATTACTATTGAAGACAATAATATTGTCAAAATAGATAGCTGTGTAGATAGTGATGGTAATGAATGGTACGAAGTTCCTTATTTAGCTCAAGAAACAGTTTTAGATAGCTTAAAAAACCAAAATCCTTTTGGAGAAGACCCTAATTATAGTTCTAGTGTAAATGATGTTCCTTACCTACTAAGACTTAAAAAAGTAGCTAGAAGATTTGTTAGCAGATTTAAGTCTCCCACACAATTGCAAATCCAATTTGGAGCAGGTAGCAGCGCTGATTCAGATGAGGAGATAATTCCTAACCCTAATAATGTAGGTATAGGTTTACCTTTTACTCAAGATAAACTAAAAACAGCATTTGCCCCTTCTAACTTTTTATTCACCCAAACTTATGGTATTGCTCCTTCTTCAACTACACTAACTTTTACATATACTGTAGGAGGAGGAGTAGGGGCTAATGTTCCTGCTAATTCTCTTAATTCGTTAAATACAAGTAACGTTACATTTTTAAAACAAAATTTAGATTCTACAGTAGCTCAAACAGCATTTGATTCTTTAGAAGTAAATAACCCTAAAGCAGCTTCTGGTGGAGCAGATGGTGATTCACCTGAAGAAATAAGGCAGAATACGTTAGAAATGTTTTCTTCTCAATTAAGATCTGTAACTCAAGATGACTATTTGGTTAGGGCTCTTAGTATGCCTTCTGAGTATGGTTCATTATCTAAAATTTATGTTGAAAAACAAAATGTGGAAAATCTAAATATAGGAGAGATTCCTTCTACTTTAGATTTTTGTGTACTAGCTTATAATCAAAATAAACAATTAGTTACTGCTTCCGATGCTTTAAAGAATAATTTATCTACTTACTTATCCCAATATAGGATGATAGGAGATAGTTTAAGAATTAAAGATGCTTTTATAATAAACATTGCCGTAGAGTTTGAGATTATTACTTTACCTAATTATAATAGCAACACTACTCTACTAAAATGTATTACAGCATTACAAAACTATTTTAATATAGATAATTGGCAAATTAACCAACCTATACTTCTTAGAGACATTTATGTTTTACTAGATAGAATAGAAGGAGTACAAACCGTAAAAGTTGTAAATATTATAAATAAAGCAGGTGAATCTTTAGGTTACTCCCAATATGCTTATGATATACCAGGCGCTACTTTAAATAATATAGTTTATCCTTCACTAGATACTTCTATTTTTGAAGTAAAATATCCTAATACTGACATAAGTGGTAAAGTAGTAAACTTCTAATAATACAACATGGCAATTTATAAAATATTCCCTGAAAAAGACTCTACAGTTTATTCTAAATTTCCCCTTAGAAATACGGGTATTGATGAAATTATAGAAGCTACTACATTTTATGATGGAGTACAACCTGAGGTATCTAGGTTTTTAATAAAATTTGCTCAAAATGAGATTGAAGATGTATTAGATAATAAAATTGAAGACTCTTCATTTCAAACTAATCTTAGATGCTACATAGCTAATGCTACAGGATTAACAACAGAAAGACCCTTAGAAATATACCCTGTATCAGGAGCATGGGATATGGGAACAGGAAAATATTTAGATTCTCCCCAAACTACTAATGGAGTATCTTGGACCTTTAGATCTTATTCAGGATCAAATGCATGGGTTACTGAAAGTTTTTCGGCTTATGTGACTGCTTCATTTAGTGGGTCTAATGGGGGAGGAGGAAATTGGTATACAGGTTCTGCTTTAGGTTTAGATGTAACCCAAGCAGTTACTCTATCCTATTCCTCAGAA